ATTCCTTTTGATCTCTATAAATGTCAAAAGAAGATTGTTAATTCAGTTCATAAAAATAGGTTCACTATTGCCAAACTTCCAAGACAGTCCGGGAAGACAACCACAGTTATTGCCTATTTCTTGCACTACATTCTCTTCAACGAAGACGTAAATATTGCCATTCTTGCAAACAAGGGGTCCTTGGCCCGAGAGATTCTAGGCAGATTACAATTGGCCTATGAGAATCTTCCTATGTTCTTGCAACAAGGAATCAAGGTATGGAATCGTGGTGACATTCAGCTAGAGAATGGTTCTAAGATTGTTGCAGCAGCCACTTCTTCTAGTGCAATTCGTGGTGGATCGTTCAACATGATTCTTCTCGACGAATTTGCATTCGTTCCCAAGAACATTGCCGATGAGTTCTTTAGTTCTGTCTATCCTACCATTTCTTCTGGTAAGACCACTAAGGTCATTATTGTCAGCACACCTTACGGCATGAATCATTTCTACAAAATATGGTGTGATGCCGAGGAAAAAAAGAATGACTATGTGCCAATCGAAGTTCATTGGAGCGAAGTCCCTGGGCGCGACCAAAAGTGGAAAGAAGAGACAATCAGGAACACTAGCAAGGAACAATTTGCCCAAGAGTTTGAATGCGACTTTGTTGGATCTATCAATACGCTGATTAGCGCAGCCAAACTAAAGACAATGCCATTCAGAGATCCAGTCGAAGTAAGACAGCATCTTGACATATACGACAGGCCCGTAGAAGAAAAATCCTATGTCCTTGTGGTTGATGTGTCCCATGGAGAAGAGTTAGATTACTCGGCCTTTTCTGTTGTCGATGCATCTCAGATTCCTTATAAACAGGTGGCCAAATATAGAAGTAATTCAATTGCTCCCATGTTGTATCCTAGTATCATTCATGATGTAGCCAAGCAATTTAATAATGCCTATGTGTTTATTGAAATTAATGACATTGGGCAGCAAGTGGCCGATATTCTACATTATGACCTAGAATATGAAAATGTCCTGATGGTCGTCCAAAAGGGTCGCGCAGGGCAGATGTTGGCCGGGGGCTTCGGGCAAGGGCAAGCCCAGTTGGGAATCAAGACAACCAAAAAGGTCAAGCAAATCGGCTGCCTGAATCTAAAGAATGTGATCGAAGACGACAAGCTAATCATCGAAGACTTTGATACTATATCCGAATTGACTTCTTTCATCTCAAAGGGATATTCCTACGAGGCTGATACAGGATATAATGATGACCTGGTAATGACTCTTGTTCTTTTTGCCTGGCTGACCACTCAGCCCTATTTCAAAGACCTGACCAATCTCGACCTTCGTCGAAAGATGTTAGAAGAGAAAGCCACTCTTGAAATGAGCAATATGCTTCCATTTGGAATCATTGACGACGGAATGTATTCCGAAGAAGATTCTTTTACGGATTCAAGTGGAACGAGATGGCAGACAGTAGAGCCGTATAAAGACGATTTTTACTAGGCATACTTTGAATTTTGGCATTTTATAAATATCATCAGAAGTCTAAAGACTTTTAATGTTGATAATATTTAATACTAAAGGAGCCTTACCATGCCTTTTCAAGTTTCACCTGGTGTAAGCATTCGAGAAATTGATCTATCCACAACCATTCCTTCTGTGTCTGGTACCGATGCTGGTACTGTAATTGATGCAGAATGGGGACCGGTTGATGAGGTTGTATTAGTTTCTAGTGAACAAGACCTAATTCAATTATTTGGGCGCCCTAGCGCAAATGTAACAAATAGTGATAAGTATCGTTCTTGGCTATCGGCCGCGAACTTTTTGTCATATAGCAACAAGTTGAGGCTTGTTCGGGCAAACAGTTCAGGGTTAAATGCCGCGACAGGAACGGCCGCGGCCCAAATTAAAAATCATACTGAGTTCAACGAACTCTCTGGAACGGCCAGCGTCGAGTGGTCGGCCAGATACCCTGGAAATCTAGGAAACTCATTAAAGGTTTCGGTTGCATCTGGTCCTGATTCATTTTCAAAAGCAGATGCCGCAGTTCTTAATGTTACGTCCGGGGGAGCGTCTACTGGAGATACTACCGTGGCTCTTGGGGGCGCGGCCGGTGTTACAGCAGGAGTTATTGCCGTAGGAGATTACATTTCCTTTCCTGGAAATAGTTATCCTAGCCAGCAATATCGTGTCACGGCATTGACTGCGCCGGCTTCCGGGGCCAATGTGGCCACAATTTCTCCTGCTCTTGTTGAAGACCTTACTAGAGCAGCAACGGATGTTCAGCGTGACTGGGCATATGCATCCTTTTTCGGTTCTGAGCCAAGCAAGACAAGTTGGGCGACGGGATTTGAAGGATCTGATCCAGGCGTTGATTTAACTAATGAGGCATTACACGTTGTAGTTCTTGATACCGATGGCAAAATTACAGGAAAACGAGATTCTGTTCTTGAGATTTGGCCGGCACTTTCAAAGGCAAAAAATGCAATAGATCCTGAATCTGGAAGAACTCTGTATTATCAAGACGCCATCAATGAACGATCAAACTGGATTTACTGGGGAGACCTGATTTCCACGCACCCAGCAACATCCGCCACAGAATGGGGAACAACAGTAAATACTGCCTCTATTACATTTGGTGCTGATACTAATGCATCGACAGATCAGATGAGTGGAGGAGCTGAAGCCTCGGCAGCCACTAACGCCGATAAGATCAAGGCATATGATTTGTTCCGAAATACAGAAGATATTGACCTTTCTGTTATTTTTACTGGTGATGCCGATGCCTCTGTGGCCAAGCACGTTATTCAAAATGTGGCCGAAACCAGAAAAGATTGTGTAGTCTGTGTATCGCCAGAAAGGGCTGATGTCGTTCCTGTGGGCGGGCTCTCCGCAGAGGGAACTCTAACCAATGTTCTTGATTATAGAAAGAACCAATTGGTTGTTAGTAGCTCTTATGGTATTCTTGATAGTGGTTGGAAGTATGTTCTTGACAAGTACAACAATAAGTTCCGTTGGATTCCTTTGAACTCTGATGTGGCTGGGTGTATTGTCCGAACAGATACCGAACGAGATCCATGGTTCTCACCTGCTGGTTATAATCGAGGGCAAATCAAGAATGTAATTAAATTAGCCTGGAGCCCAAATAAGGCACAAAGGGACGATTTATATCGAAATGATATTAATCCCGTTGTTACCTTCCCTGGGCGAGGAACAGTTCTGTTTGGAGATAAGACTCTTTATGGGCGTAATAGTGCATTTGATCGAATTAATGTCCGAAGACTGTTCATCGTGCTTGAGAAGGCAATTGCAACTGCATCCAAGTTTCTTTTGTTTGAGTTCAATGATGAGTTTACCCGAGCCCAATTCCGAAACATGGTAGAGCCATTCCTTCGGGATGTCAAGGGCCGCCGAGGTATCACAGACTTCAAGGTTGTCTGCGACGAATCAAATAACACAGGGAGCGTGGTAGACCGAAGTGAATTTGTTGGTGACATTTACATCAAGCCAGCACGATCAATCAATTATATTCAATTGAATTTCGTGGCCGCGGCAACTGGTGTAGAGTTTAGTGAAATTATTGGACAAGCCTCATAAAGAGACATAAATAGTAGAGAACATATCTACAAGGAGAAATTTAATGGCCTTTAACGTTGACTCATTTAAAGCGGGACTGACCCGAGGAGGGGCAAGACCTAATCTATTTGAAGTTCAAATGGAATTTCCAGCCTTAACTGGTACAGCCCCAGAAAGAAAGATGTCCTTTACTTGTAAGGCCGCCTCTCTTCCAGAATCTACTATAGGAATGATTGATGTTCCCTATTTTGGTCGTACTGCCAAGTTTGCAGGCAATCGAACCTATGGTGATTGGACCACAACCGTGTTTAATGATGAAGATTTTGCCGTTCATGACGCAATTCGTTCTTGGATTGAGTTGATGAATGGCCCATCTAGTAATATTAGGTTGGCTGGTTCTACACGACAGTATCAGGTAGATGCTGAAGTTTCACAGTTTGGAATGAATGGCGACCGACTCAAGACATTTAGATTTCATAATATTTGGCCCGCCACTCTAGCCGCAGTTGATCTTGATTGGGGAACCAATGACCAGATCGAAGAACTTACTGTCACTTGGCAATATGATTACTGGGTAGCTGGACTAGATACTGCTGGTGGTGGTTTGGCCAGTAAGATTGTAGACACGCTAACTTTCTAGTAAATTGATTATTTTTG